CATTTGCAGATTTTGGTGTTATGATAGTTTCAGTAGGACTGATTGGTTTTCCACCACCACCAACACCTTTACCTGTTAATCTAAAACGAATATTTTCCCTGGCTTGACCAGGTATATTTAAATCTTCATTTAGAAAAACTTCACCAATTTCTATGTCATTAAATGCTTTTGCCATTATCTTCTATCGTATGCCCTATCTTGTAATGCTTGGTCTGCATAAAATTTTTCTGTTTCTGTTGAGTCTTCATCATTTAGTATTTCAATTAATTCTTCGTTGGTATATGTAGGAACTTCGTTGTCTAATTCGTACGCATCAATAAAATCAAAATCACTTTCATCATCTGGTAAGTCTGTGTTGTCTGAATCTTCAAAACCTGTAACCTTATATAAGTCTGGTATGATTAATTCTCCACCTACCATATTTTGTGTAAACCCTCTTTCATTTGGACTGATTTCAAACTCTAAAATGTATGGTTCTTTTGAATCAAATTTAATCGTACCTCTTGGTTGATATTCAATTAACTGCCCCATTTCATTTAAATTAATTTTATATTCTGCATTTTTAACTTGCGAATCTAATTCTAAAACCATTTCAGTTCTGTCAGGTGATATCTCAGAACCAATATATTTTAATTCTCTTGGAAAAACTTCTTTCCTTATTGTTGTGTCTTTATCCTCACCTATGTAAGTAAAGAATTTTATTTCGCCGTTTATTTCTTTTTCTTCTATTTTACGATTGTAAACTTTACCATTATCATCAACAAAAACTATTTGTTCTCTACCGGCAAGTCTTCTCAGAAATCTATATTCAACATCATATTCACCTTCGGTATATCCACAATCTCTAAGGTGTTGTCCTATTTTTAAATCAACAAAATCTCCATCATTTTCAAGACTAACACTATCTAAACCTAATATCTTTTCTTGTAGTAAATTACCCTCTAAATCATAAACGCATAATTTTAGATAATCATTTTCTACATCTCTACCCCAACTACTATAAACTTGTTTAAGAGATTCGTAATTCTGTATTTCTTTTTGTGTAAATCCGTATTCTGCCATTATGAGTCTTTGCCTGGTGATTTATCTTCAACATATGGTAATCCAAGTTTTAACCATATTTCTTGTCCTTTATATGTTCTATAAATGTGGTTTTCTATCACTTCATCGTAAGTGAAATTTTTTAAATCTTTTTTCATTCTTTTATATCTTCTTCTACTAATTCCTCTTACTTCTCGGTCTTTATTTAGTCTAAATTTTTCCCAACCTTTAGCGTTACGACCGTGTATATCAAGTCCTCTATTTTCATTAAAAAATTGTATAATTCTTGAGTGTAATAATTTTGTTGACATATCGGGGTCAAACTCTTCTGAAAAGTATTCGTTGACAAATTGAATTAAAAAATCTCTATTAGTCATTTGAAATTCTACCTCTTCTTCTGATACTTCCTCAGTTTCAGTTACTTCGATACTCTCATCTGTTTGTGATTTTGGAATAAAAAATGTAAAATCATTTTCTACTTTTTTAGTATAAAATCTTTGTGTATTTTGTAAACGAACATCTTCAAAAGATTCTTCCAAAGCTATACCTGCTTCTTCCGATTCAAATGAAACTAAGAAACCGTCATCATCTCTAAGTGGTGTGTTGGCGTCAATCGAACCAGATATATTCTGTTGATTTTTTAAATTTTCTATCCTACTTGATAATTCAAATCTATTGGCATTGATAATCTTATTATACAATTCAGATTTTTTTTCTGCGTCTGACGGTAAATAAGGCATTATCTCACTACTCTAAAATCATAGTTATCATCATAGAAATTTATTTGTTCATCTGTTGTTCCACTACCACTAACAACCTTGAATGCAAATCTGTAATTTCTCTCTGCTTGTAGTCCGTTCATTTGAACTCTAAAAAAATTACCTGTTGAATCACAACTAATTCTTGAACCACTACCATAAGGTATAATTACTTCTTCGGTATCCGCATCACGAACTTCATAAAAAGCCGATGCACTTGGTAGATACTTAATTGTCAATTCTGCCGGTGTAGTTGCAAAAGTAGTTGTTGGATATAACTCTCTACCAACTATTCTAAACTTCACGATTGAATCTTCTTTGTATTCTTCTCTTAAATTTTGGAAATATATTTTTAATCTTTCTAAATCTGTTGTTGATAAAGGCGATAAACTTCCTGTTGAGTAAGAACTATCGTCCCAAACTACTTCTAATTTAGGTGGATAGATTGTATGTGTATCACGAGAAAAGTATTTTAGATTTCCTAACCTTGAACTATCACCCTCTTGTCCAGCGTCAAAGTCAAACATAGAAGAACTTGGATGCGCTCCGTGAGAACCACTATCTTCTCTTTTGACGATAAAACCGTTGTTCGGGTATACTGAACTTGAATAGATATGATTGTTAACCAAGTCAGTTACATCTGCTCTAACATCTCTTTTGTCAAATGTTAAGTCGTATGATGTAGAAACTTCATATTGTCCGTCAACACTTGCGGTAAACCAAGCACCTCCGTCTGTCAATACTGAACCTGTTACCCAAGGTGTTTTCGCCTCGTGGTCTCTATATTGATAACTCGCTCCGTCTTGTGTTACTGGGTCGTGGTCAAGTTTTCCTGTTCCTTGTTTCCAACTACCACTAACCATATAAATGTGTAGTGGTTGTTCTGCTTCAACTTCTTCTGATGTTGCGTCATATAAATTTAAATAATATTTTGCCGTAGAAGGTATTTTTCCGTCTTGTATGGATTTTGATATGTAGGATAAATCAAAGTCAATTAATATTCTTGATACATTTCCTACCGTACCATTATTGTTTACAACTTTATTAATTTCTAATATTTCATCTAAACCTGTATTTCTTGATGCGGTTGTTCCACCTGAATAAAGTGTTGTATCTCTTTTTCCAAATTCAAAATAATGCATTATTTATCTCCCACTACTTTACCCTCAATATCACTATTAGGGAACTTCAATTCAAATATACTTGGGTCTACTGATGTGTAAACTATTCCGTCCTTTGTAGCCGATAACATATCATAAATATTATCACTATAATTATCTCCGTGGACTGTTGAGTTTTTATTTTCGATAAGTATTAATTCTTTATTAGGATTATTAGTTTCTGGTGGAACTAATGATACTACTCCGTCAACTAACGAAATCTGATATGCTAAATCACTTAACACGATTGGTTGTCCTATTTGCCATTTTTCTGTTTGGAAAAACTCTTTTACTTTTTGTATTGATTTAAACAATACATCATTTTTATTGTATCCTCGTTTTACCACAATATTAAATTTTACACCAATGTTTACAACATATCCATCTTTTAGATTTATAGCGTCTGTTAATAATCTGTATTGTGAAAGATATAATTTGATATTTTCTTTGACGGCTCTATTCATTCTGGCTAAATTTTTGTTTGAGTCGTATCCTAACAAATACATATTCAACGCTAATGGATTTAGAACGGTGTTGGCTTGGTCTCTTCTTGTATCAATCGTAACACCATTAATAACTTGTAGTTGTCCATTTGTTTCTAATTGTTCATCTTGAACTATATACGCTTTTGCTACATTACCATACTTTTGTGGTAAAGAGTAAACTCTTGTTATATAGTCTGCTTTTGTTACTGCACGATTTTGTGCATTAAAGTAGGCAGATGCATTTTGTTTTATTTCTGTAATTGTTTCTGTTGAAGCTCCGCCTGATGAAGGGTTTTCATTAGTTACGGTTAAACTTGCATTTGATGTGTCTTGTAAATCACTACTTAAACCTGTTGTACTATTAGTATATAGTTTTCTACTAAATGCATTTATTGAATTAGAACTAACATTGTGTTCTACTGCTCCACCATAATTATAAGTTACGGTAAGTGTTGTATTACTTGGTGCTAATCCAAATGTTTGTGTTTTTAAGAAATTACTTGGGTCAAAACTATCATCTAATCTTGATATACCTAAACCTAATCTTGAACCAACATTGTCTGGGTTTGGAATTATATCCTCGTCTGCATTATCACTAACACCACTACCAAATCGTAATTCCATTTTATTGTCATCACGAACTCTTGTTGTAAATCTTCGAGCAGTCTTTATAAGTTTTAATAAATAAGGAGCGTCATTTTTAAATTCTGATAGTTCGGGGTCATTGAGTGTTGTATTTTCCTCATCTTCAAATACAGTGTCTTGTGCTAAAAATGGAACCTCATAGTATTTGTTATTATCACTATCAACAACCTCAACGATAGAAGTTACTTTATCATTGGATAGTACAATCTTATCAAATTCTTTTGCATTTGTAAATGTAAATGTTTCCTCTTCTCTATCACCAGATTGTGCTAAACCTCGTTTTTTTAATCTGAAATTAGTTGGATTTGTTCCTGATGTAGGCGGTAATACTTCTATCTCCATAGTATCTAATGAACTTGATACTTTAAAATCTATGTCATCTAACAAAGTAAATTCTGTACCATTTGTTGCTGTAAATGTAGAGTTTGCCGCAAGTTTACCTGCGTAGTCTAAATCTGCTTTATACTCACCATTTTCTAATTTGGAAGGAACATCTACTGTGAAAGTTAGTTCAACCGTTGAAGGTGTGGCTAACCTTGGTTTGTATCCATATGATTGTGCAATTGATAATACATTTTTTCTTTCTTCTGCGAATTGAATTAATGTTTCTCTGAACTGATTGTCAACATAGTAATTCAATACATCTCCAACATAAGCAGCCATTTCAACAAACATCATACCTGGTGATGCTTCATTGAAATCATTGTATTGTGTTGGGAAATATGATTTCGCAAACTCAATTAGGTTTTCTCTAATGTCGGTAAAATCTCTACCGATATAGTTGAGTTCTTTTTTAACTACTTTTTTATTTGTTCCGTAATCGGGCATTTCTAATCTCCAATTCTAAAGTCAAAGTTTAATATTTCAATTGTATCTGGATTTAAAGGAACTGAAAATTCTACCTGTATATTGACTTGATTTTTTTCTTGTATAGTGAATACATTAATTATATTGATATATGATAAAAAAGAATCAGTAGCTGAACGAATAGCTTCTTCTATTCTATTTGGAATATCTTCACCTTGTTCAAACACAATGTTTTTTAATTGTGAACCAAATTCTGGCTGAAATATTCTTTCACCAGGTGTGGTTAGTAACAAGTTTTGTAAATTTGCTTTTGATTGTTCTAAGACAGTTTTCGTTTTATAAAAGAATCCCTCAGGACTATGGTCCAATGGAAATCTTATTCCGACATACTTGTCATCGTTTCTATCTATTTCTCTTACACTTCTTGCCATTATGGTCTAAACCCACCTTCGCCTTTTTTCTTATTGTTTATCGCTTTCATTAAACCAGAATAATCACGAGTTAATGCATTCTGAACATCTTCAGGAACTGCGTCTACCGAAACACCTGCTTTCTTGATTGAATCAACTGCTGCCATTTCTCTCGCTCTTTCTTTATTCTGTCCTCTACCTAAATCTCCGTATCCTAATACTTCTGCCATATTATCACTACCTAATACTCCACCGCCTAATGTTGGATATTCATCATCTTCCATTGGTGCTCCTAATGGTTTGGTTTGATTCAATACTTCATTTAACGCTGTGTTTTTTGTGTATTGTTTTTTAGGTTTATTGATAACCTTTTTAGGTTTAGGTTTAGAAATCGTTTCTGCTAATTTGATTTCTTCTTTTTCATTAATAAATATCTCACTTAGTTGTTTTTTGACTTCTTTACGAACAACTAATTCAATAATATTTCTTAACTTATCTTTATTCATTATTTACTCCTATTCTATTAAATAAATTTTTGTATGACTTGATAGTTTTTGCTCCGTTTGCGGTGTTTTCTGTTTTAGTTTGAAATTCATCAAACTCATCAAGTCCACCCATATCTTTAAAATTTTGCCAACCCGTATCACTATCAGTTATGGACAATGCTTCTTTAATAGATGATACGCCGGGAATACTATCATCAAAATTGTTAAATAAGTTTCTAGCTTCATCTTCATCGGTTAAGTTAATAGCAGAACGAATCTCATCATTTTTTTGTTTCAACTTATCTGCCTCTTCTAATAACTTATCAACTTTTGATAATTGTTCATCAGTAATGTTTGTTACATCAGTTATTATATTTTCAAAACCCTCAGGTATTGGTAGTGCGGCTTGTAGTTCCCCAAGTGTTCTTGTGGTTAATACATCTTGGTCTAAAAACTCCAAGTTTATAGTGGCGTCTATAAAATCTTTTGCACCTTTTAATCCCTCTACAACTTTCTTTATTCCAAAAGGACTTGGCAGTAAAGGAACTCCGGCTTGTAATCCTTCAAATACTTTTTTTACTCCGTTTATTTGTTTCATAAATCCTGCTAAATTTAACTCTGGAAAAGGAACACCCTCATTAGTTATATTTACTATCTTACCATTACCACTTTCTTTTATGTCAAATTCAATTGTACTATTGGTTGGTTTAAGTGTAATTTTATCATCAGACTGAATGTTTACATCTCCACTAACTGATTGTATATTAATATCATTTACCGATTCTAAATTAATTTTCTTTTCATTTGTCATTTGAAATAATGAACTATCATTATTTTTTATTTCTATACTTGAAGTATTTTCTGTATTACCTATTTTTAAATAATTATTAAACCTACCTTGGACCAAAGTATCACCAATACTTACATCTGGTGTTATTGGAACTATATCAACAAAGTCTGAACCATCTGCATTTCTACCTCTATATAATTCAGTAGTTTGGATTGGAACTCTTGAACTTTCATTAAACTTCTCAAAGTTTATATTGTCAATGTTTTCACTCAATCTCGCTAAATAATAATGTTGTCCTTTGTAAGACATACCTAACCATAACTCGCCTCGTAAAGGGTATTGTAAAATATTTGAGTTTAATGGTAAAAAAGTTCTACCGTCTATTTCGTCTATCGAATCGCCTTGTTCAGAAAAAACATATCTACCAACAACCTGTGCAGGATTTTCATCTATCTCCACAACTTCAAAAACTTCTAATTCATAAAATCGTGTTTGCTCTTTGAGCTGGTCGAGTATTGCATACAATTCACTTTTAGTTATATATGAATTATCAAATACATTATCTAAACCAGACCCAGCGTCTGTTTCTGTATAGGCCATTAATTTTCCTTACTGATAGAACTTTCTATTTCGTCTTTTTTGATTTGTAACTCTTGAACATCGTTTTCAATAGCGTCCATAAGTTGTTGTTTTTCATTTTCAGATAAACCAAACTCATCTCCACTATCCGATATTTTCTTTTCTGCTGCTGTAATTCTTTGAACGATTGTTGCTAACTTTACAAGTTGTTCATCGTTCTTGACATTGATTTCTAAATATTCTTTTAACATAGGAATAATCTGAACGGCTGTATCTCCGTCTTTGATAAATCCCACAACCTCTTTCATCAATACTTCTAATTGTGTTTTATTGGTTTTGGAATTATCGTAGATGTCTTTAAATACATCAGATAAGGTTTTTCCTTCGAATATTTCGTAATCTTTTGCCATAGTTTTTACCTAACAATAAATAGTTAAATGTTAAAAAATAGGAATATATATTTATATACTCATTAATTTTTTTGATTTTACTATATAGTTATTATACGAAATCGGTTTCAAGACCGATTTTTGTTCATTTAAAGGGGGAAACTAAAATGAAAGATACAATCAAAATGGTTATGGATGCAGTAGGTGGAATTAAAGACTTACTACTTCACATAATCGGCTTAGGTGTTCTTGTACAATTAGTATTTGTAGGGGGATTCTTAGGTATTGACATTGTTGGTAATTTGATAAGTTTAGTAAATCTAATTGGTAATGCAGGATTTGCTGGATTTATATCACTAATTGTGATACTCGGATTACTAAACAAATAAAGGTGGAATTAACGGGCGGTAGAAATATCGCCCGTTGTTACACTAATCTAAAACGATATTATAAGTTTGTCCACGAACCTGTCCATTTAGTTTCAATAGAACCAGTAGTTAAATAATTTTTATGTAGATTGAAGTGATGTTTTTTCATCACATTAACAACACGAGTAATGTGTTGTGTATTTGATTCAGTCATTTCTCTAATCAAAATATACAAAGCTTTCTTATTGAAGTTCTCAATATTTTCTCTTTGTTCCATTAGATACAATACTGCATTTGCAACATCAATATCTTGTTTTCTTTTAAACACGGTTGTTAGATTATTAGACCAATACTCAATGAATAAATCCATATATTCTTTTTGTCCTTCCAAAATATCTGCTCGTTGTGTTTCATACATAGCATCTCTTTTGTAATCAGTTACGGACTCGTCATCTGTTTGTTTAAGTTTTTTATAATTGTTATTGTTGTGTAGAATTAAATAATTCTTAGCAACGATACTAAAATAACTAAATGCTTTTCCCTTACCCTCGGTAAACTTATGCATATTCATATATAAGAAACTTACGACTTCGTGTTTTACATCATCACTCGGAACATCAAAGTAATAAAACTTAAATGTGTGAATTATATTTTCTGCCAATTTTTCAAAAGGTGTTCTGATGTGTTCATTATAAATTCGTTCTCTCATATGTGGACGAGTTTCTTTGTTATGTCTGATGATTGCTTTTTCTGTATCATCGGTGAAGTAATATCTTGTTGAACCCTTTTTTGCTTTTCTTGGCATTATAACTCCTCTTCTGTTATTTCGTTTAATTCTTCTACGGTTTCTTTGATTGCTGTGAACACTACACCGATTTCATCATCAGCTTCAAATGTTCCTTTACTATCAATTTCTTTTAATACATTGTTTGTATCGTTTATTCTTTGTGCATAATCCTCAATCCAAGTTTCAAGTCGTTCAACTTTTCTCGTTAGATTGAATATAACATAACCCTCAACTAAGGTTAAAAGAATAAATAAGATTAGAAAATAAATCATTTTTTCGCCTCCCCAAATAATTCGTTAAATATATCCTTAGCGTCTGTGGTTTTGGTATTGAATTTTTCCTTAACCTCATTATCTACGGCCTTCTTTATTTTGTTGACTGATTGTTCAACTTTCTTAGATTCTTTTTTATTACCTGTTTTCCACATATCTCTTTCGTAGTATGTAGCCATCATATCAGCTTGGTGTATGATGATTGGTAAGTGTGTTCTCAACATAGATGTTGGTATTGATGTTTTTAAATATGCTTCATTTGCTTTAACATACATTCCGTCTGCCAATCTAATACCATAGAACTCTTGTTTAGAATATTTAATTCCATACTCTTGTAATAAAAAGAAACTTCTATCTGTAACGTCCATATGTTCTATCTCAGGATTTACATTATAAATCTTACCTTGGTTTTTTATATGCCACTCAGATTCGTTTGGTGTGTAGAATTCGTTTCCAAGTTCATCTCCAACTTTACCTAAGTCGTGGTGCATAGCTGCAAAAACTAATTCTTCATCTGTGAAGTCTATTGTTGCTCCCGCATCTTTCCATAGTTTTTTAATTTGTTTTGCAAATCTAATCACGTGTAATATGTGTTCTACATATCCACCGACTTTTGAATTGTGATAATGTTCTACTGAACTCGCTGGTGCTACGACCATTCTATCTTCTAAGTCATCATACATATGATTTAATTTATCTAATCTTAAACCACTAAATGTATCATTGATAATTTTTCTTAATGTTTTATAATTATCTGTTATTTGTTGTTCTGTTAATTGTGTCATCTACCTACTTCTCCTAAGTATTTTTCTTTTGTTTCTTCCCACGACATATCAATAATGTCTGAGTAGAAAAGTTGTTCTGGTTTTAATCTGTTTTCTGAATGCAATTTTTCATATCTTCTAATTGCTTTTGGTTTCCACCAATTGATAATTCTATCATAATCTAATTGATACTTTTCTTTCATTATCAAATCTTTTTCTTCTATATTACTTTTA